GGTAACTGCGTCAAATCTTGTAACGTCTCCTTTAGCGAGTGCATATATGCTTTGATACCATCCCCATTGTTTTCCAAATTGAGTTTGCTCTGAATAGTCGTTAAGTCCATCCCCTTCATCTCCTTCTCCAAATAGTCCATCAAAGCCGTCAACAATTCGCTTCCTAAAGTCCAAAAAAAAACCGATGCACCAAACACTACATTTAAAGGTGCATACTTCATTACTTCCGAATAGTTAGCAGTTCCGTTGTACTCTTCTATTTCGTATTTTTCTCCTTTACGCTTTGTGATAGGTCTATACATTGCTGCCATAGCTTTATGCATCGTGTCCCAATCTGTAAGATTGCGTTCTATATCGATATACTCACCCCAAGATATATTCTCTAAGTCAGGTACAAATCCGAACTCTAAATCTCCTATCTTAAATCTGTGTTCAAACTTTTGCTTCCCAGAAAACAATTTATTGAAGTGGCTAACCATATCAGAAATATCAGATGCTTTGATTTTTATAACATCCTTTAGTTCTATGCCGCAAAATAACTCTATCATTTTCTCAGCTACAAACTCTTCATCATTTGAGTTCTCAGCTACCTTTCTAAACTCTTGATAGTGCTTTAATGGAATCTCACTTAGTGATGTTGGTATAAGCAATTCTAACTTCATATTTTTATAACTTTTATTTATCCTTATTGTTATACATAACTGCAATGCTATAGGCTTCGTTTAAGAGCATTACATCTCTTCTCATTCTCATTGGATTGTCAAATACTATTCTTACCCTTACACGCTTTCTATCGTATATGTAGTCCTGTACTACGGCTATCATTTCCTCAACGGATGGCGTATGTCCCATAGCTATTGTTTAATCCTAAAGTTTCCATTTCGTGATACCGTAGCGCATCTATAATGTGGTCGTTGCCACCTGCAGGTTTATTTAATCTCACTCCTGTTTTATCCGTGTCCCAGCAGTAGCTTCTAAGTTCTTTGATTAGATTAATGCTATCAGACGTTACTAAATACTCCTGACGTTGCATTACATCTATTCCGTAATTAATCGAGTCCTTACCCTTCGTAACACCCTTAATCGTTATTCCTTGTCTGCGTATTTCTTCTATACTTTTAGGTTCAGCACTATCAGCATATACTACTACGTTTTTTTGTAGTTCTTTAGCTATGTCAGAATTAAGCATACCTGTTCGATATACCTTTTCTCTTACTATTCTTTGTCCGTTGTATTGATATATTTCGACTATCGCAGTAGGGTCAACTGAATAACCAAAGTCTAAGCCTATGCCAATTAATCGTGCCTCAATCGGAATAGTGTCGATTATCTTCCAATTATTAAACACTACTCCTTCTAAGCTACCTACTAAGCCAAGTCCGTAAACATTCCACCAATTTCTCCAATATTCAGAAGTCTTAGCCTTTTCCTTGTTCTTTTCTATTTGGTCTATTATGGATTGGTCTAAGGCTTCGTTATCCTTGTAGGTTAGAATTATGAAGTCGCTATCTGGTTCGTCTTTTAGTTCCGTGTGTACCCAAAACTCATTTGCAGGGTTAAAGTCTAAAAATACCTCTCTCTTCGTTCTAATCGATAACTCATTGTACGCTTCAAAAGTGACATTATTGCACTCATTGATATATAATATATCCCTACGAGCGCCACGCAGCTTAGACGCATCGTCAGCACTAAAGAATTCCATAACGCTGCCATTCGCAAATTCATATCTTAAAAGTGATTTATTAAAGTTTGCATCTACATATCTATTTGTCCACCTCATTATCTTTAAGAAGTCTTTTAATGCACCTCTTCTTAAATGTGGTATTGTTTCAGCTACTATACTTATTTCAGTAGTATTCTTTAATGCTTTGTCTATTAATACTGCTAAAATAGAATACGTTTTTGAAGCAGAAGTTCCGCCTTGAATTATTTTAGTTCGTCTTTTTAAAGATAAAACTTTATTCGTTGCTGTGGTCCTCTGAAACATCTGGGAATAAAGGTATTTCAATATTATGCTGCTCTATCTGCTGAACAGGTGCGCCATATCCTGAATCCATCAAAGCCTTGTATGCTGCTACATCTCCTTCACGTGCTTTCTTAATCAGCGCCAAAGTCATTAAGTCCTCTTGGCTCATTGTTTCGTTTTCGCCTGTCAAAGGATTCTTTAGGTTTTGATTAACTTCTAACCATTGCCGTGCTATTGTGCTTCTATTACGGCTCCCTTTAGGTCTTCCGTTAGGGTTTCCGCTTTCGCCTTGTTCAAATGGTTTTAATGTTCCTCCGTTTCTTCCTTCCATAACTCTGTTTTTACATTGTAATTCCATTGCGTTTAATCACTAAACTTGGGTCTAGCTTTTTCATTCGGTCAATTATTACTTGGCAATATTTCGGGTCTAATTCCATTCCGTAACATTTGCGTTTAAGTTGGTGTGAAGCTACCATTGTTGAACCTGAACCCAAGAATAAATCCAATACTCCCATACCTTCTTTGCTTGAATTGTTTAACGCATTTTCAATTAATGGAATTGGCTTCATAGTTGGGTGTAAATCATTTTTTAATGTTCTTTGAAACTGCCAAATATCTTCTTGTTTATATCGTTCGCCATAAAAGTTACCTCCTTTTTGTCCATAAATTATTGGTTCATACCTGCTTTTATAATCCATATTTGAAAGTGCTGCTTGATTTTTCATCCATATAATGATATTTTTCCATTTATGGCCTGAATCAATTAAACTATTTAATAATAAATGTAATTCCGAATAAGCAAAACATATATACCAAGCCCCTTTATTAAATAAAAATAAATTGCTTAAAACTTCAGCCATAAAATTTTTGAAATCATCTTCACTTAATGAATCGTTTTCTATTTCATCGTGTTTAGTATTTGCGCATTTATGTCCGTGAATAACAACACCATCTTTTGTTGTGTTACTTATTCTTTGTCCTTGAAAAGAAACTCTATACGGTGGGTCGGTAAATACCATATCCGCCTTTTGTCCGTTCATTAGCTTAGCTACTTGGTCGCTATCCGTACTATCCCCACATAGTAAACGGTGTTCGCCTATTTCGAATAAGTCTCCTAATACTATATCCGTGTTTATCTCGTTAGGTATTTCGTAATCATCTTCTTCAGCTTCGAGTTCTTCTTGAACGCTTAAATCAACTGGCAAATCTAATCCCCACTCTTCAAGTTTATCTACTTCCCATTCGTTAGCTAATATATCCCAATCCCATTCTCCAAAGCCTACGTTATCTTTTACAATAAATTCGTGTTTCTGTTCTTCTGTTAAATTATCCGCCTTTACAATAAACACTTCTTTTAATCCTGCTTCTTTACACGCTTTTAAACGCATATTTCCACCAAGTACAATATTGTTTTCATCTACTACGATAGGTCTTAACTCAAGCATCTGTGGAAAGTCCTGTATAGACTTAACCAACTTTTTAAACTTATCGTCTTTTATTAGACGTGGATTCTTTGGGTTCGTCTTTACCTCGCTTATTTTTACTTTATCTACTTTCATATTAGTTGAGTGAGTAATTATAACTTCTATACTCTTCATAGTTTACCTCTTCCATATGTATGGTCTTAATGGTGTTATCATAAAACAACACATACTCAGCTTCAGCAATTGCCATAGTGAGTTTTAAGCTATTCCATACTTGTCTATGGAGTTCTGGGTTTATAACTACTAAATAATAGTTCACTATGCAATCTTTAGTCTTCAGTATGTTCGTCTTTATATTGGTTGTATACTTTCTTTAATTGATTAAGAATATCTCTCCAACAACTCGAGCAGCTTGTAGGCTCTCTGTTTATATTTAAAACTCTATTGTAAACTTTGAGTAGTTCGTGTTGGTCGCTCGGTGCTATTTCAGCAGTATTCTTACCAAAGAAAGTATCTAATACATTATATTCGTCTTCATTTAGGCAGCTAATTTTTCTGTAAGGAAATAGTTCGTTTAGCTTCTTCTTACGCTCGTCACATCCGCAGTCCTCTCCAGCTATAAACTTTACTAATTTCTTAATGCCTGTTTTCTTAAATACCTTTTCTAAAGTATCTCCTAAACCTTCAGCGACATCTTCTTTAATCTCGTTTACTAATTCTTGTGCTTCGTCTTTTAATAGGTCTACCACTTCGGTAACTACCTTTGGCTGTCTACCTCTTCTTTTCTTTTCCATTTCCTAATTCTTTAATCATTAATTCTAAATGTACTATTCTTTCTAAAAAGTGTTTTGCATCTAATAAGTTAATTTTTTCGCCTTGCATACTATGGGCAAATGATACATAGGCTAACTCCTTTTGGTTTTCTAAATACGCTCGTATCGTTTTCATTTGTTATCTATTAAGTTCATATATCTTTCTTTTAGTTGGTCAAATTCTTCCTGTAGCTTTTCGTGTTTCTGTACCAACTGATAATATTTATCAATTAACTCAGCGTAATTATTTCTAATCTCACTCAAACTATGGTATGTATTTTCAGATTCGTTCATAATCTCCATTCAAATAATCTTCGTAGTCTTCTCCTACATTCTCAATCAAACGTTGCTTACAATGCTTTATAGTGTGAAATATAGACGTTACAGATATTTTAGTTAACGCAGATAACTCACGCATAGAATGATTGTTCTCTTTATATAACTTAAACAACATCGTATCGTACCAATGCCAAGAATCTATCTCCATATAAATCTTTAGTTCGATATCGTTCTTAGCTTTCTCTATTCCGCTAACCTCAATATCCTTTATATCTAAGGCATCGTTTACAGTTACTTTTTCAATCTTAGATTTTTGCTTACAATAGTCTACATAAATATTACGAAGTACAAACCATATAAAACCTTGATTTACTTGTCCGTCTTTTATTATCTTCTCTGGGTTCGTGTATTTGTAGATTCTTAAATACATTTCCTGCACTATGTCTTCTGAGTATCGGTCTTCTCCAAATGATTTAACCACCGATATAAAGTGCTTGTGGTGTTTTGCTACCGATGCTAACCACTCCGAACTATTTTCAGTTGTCTTCGTTTCTATACAATCGGCTAATAACATACACCCAAATTAAATCTATAACCTTATAAACATATTTCATTCTTCAGGATTTAGCCTTATAAAAGCCATACCATCATACATATAATTTAAGAACCAATCAGCAGTACGTCTATTCATACGATACTTCCTGTGCATTTCGTCTTTTACTATCTTCCTACCCATATATCATAAATAAAGATGCTCAAAGCTATCAAATTCAATGCACCAATTACTAAAAATATTACTGCTAAATTAAAATATTCCATCTTAAATGCCAACATACTTAGTCCTAACATAAAAAATGCTTGAATCAAAAGGTATATAAATACTATTTCTCGTTCCATAATCTCTCGTAATAATTTTGTTTCTGCAAAGATAGGTTTTCTTTTGCTAAATCAGATGACTTTAAATAAGACGTTTTAATCGTACTTCTTTCTATTGGATATACTTTGCTATTACTATCAGTAGAAAGTGCCTTAGAAACGAGTAAAACAAGTATTACGCTAAATATAACAAACATTGTAGCGTGATAGATTTTTAGTTCTGTGCTTTTCATAGTTCTATTCCTCCATCTTTAGCCATCTCCCACAATTTATCACGCGCATCCTGTAACGCATTATATGCATCGTCGGTTATATTGTCTTCGTATTTTAATCTCCCTCTTAAATATTGGTCGAACTCGTGAAGAACTACGCTCATATCTACCGCCTTGTTTACAAGATTGTATTCGTGTGCGTCTTCAGGTAGGTTAAATTCTAATATTGCTTTCATATCAGTCTCTATTATTCCAATTGTTTAACACATCTATAATCTCTTCCCAATCAATTTGGTCTCTCATCTGCGCTTCGATTGCGTTACATTCTTCCTCTGAAAAAACATAAGGGAAATAAATTCCTGTAATGCCGTTCCATTTCGCCCCTTGAATGCTTTCAAAAATAAACTCTGGGGTGTCAGTTGCTAAATCATAGCTGTATCTGTATTCTGCTTTAGCTGAGAATATCTCTATAACTCCTTGTGCATAGATAATTTCTAATTCAAACTCTTTCTGAGTTCCTGTAAAGTTTTGGATTTCTACTTTCATAATTTTTTAGTTTTTTCTATAATTGCATTTTTAACAAGTTCTTTTAGTTCGTCTTTTAATTCAATCGGAACTCTCATATAAAGCACAACATTATTTCGTTTTTTTCTTCCCATAGTTAAAACTTGTAAAATCTTTTTATTTCGTGTAATTCTAGCCACTCTTCGTGTAATTCTTTTGATAGTGTAGATAAATCGTAACCTTTTAAACTGCATTCATCAATTAAAGGGGTTAAATATTCAATTCTTAAATTAACTCTTTGTTGCCAGTATTCGTACTGATGCGCTATTATGGATGATGAAACTTTAGTACTGGGCTCGAGTATCATTTGTAAATGTTCAAAATCTTTTTTTTCCATTTGCTTAACTAATTTTATTTTGCATTTGTGCCATTGAGTAGGATGCATTTGTTTGCTTGTATACAAAATCTCTTTATTACATTTTTTGCACTTGTATAGGTGTGTAGTAAATCCCATTACAATTTATTTAATTCTTCTGCTTTTTCTTTTGGTGTCATATATAAAAATTTAAAAGGGCTAATTAAAGCCCCTCTGCGATTACATTTAATACACTTGCTTTAACTGGGTCTTTGTACATTTCGATTAATTTCTCAACTGAGATATTTAAAGACTTTGCGAATTCAACTAATTTTTGTTGTTTTTCTGTTGTTGTGTTTTGAGTTTTCATAGCATTTATGTTTTTGATTACCTTACAAAGGTAAATAAAGTTTTTATATCTGCAAGCATTTATAAAAATATTTTTTATTTTTTTTCTATTTCCTTTATTTTACGCTTATATAATTCTATAATCTCTTTTAATTCTTCTCGTGTAAACTTTCGTGTTTTCATCGCATCAATGCTTAAACGTTCAAATTCTTCATATCCTAACTTAGCTAAAAGATTTTCACGGTAAGGTAAAAGATTGCCAGATAAAAACGAATTACAGTACTCACATTGAAGATGTACATTGCGCTCATCAAACCTTACGTTGAAGTGTCCACCTGCTGAATACATATGTCCTGCATTCGGTTTTTTAGGTTTTTTACCGCAGCTTATGCATAAATTACCTTCATCTCTTAATCTGATATACTTGTTAAATACTTGCTGCGCTACTTTCATTAAATCTTGCACAGTAGTTAATTCGTCTTTTAATATCTTCTTACGCTCTTTCCACGCTTGGCTTTTCTTCTGGGAAGTTTGTTCAATAGCACAACTTAACGAGCAGGTGCTTTGTGCAGTAGTGTATATCGGTGTAAATTCGTTTTTACATACTTTGCATTTCTTAGCTTTCATATTTTTATGGCATTATGTATAGAAATTAATGTATATGTCTTTTCAACCTTGTTATTATTTTCAAATTCTGTTTGTTTAGGCATTGAATTATCAGTAATCCAATTTGGTTTTATATCATTTATATTGAAAACAAATATTCCTTCTGGTGTTGAATTTATATAAAAAGCCTTGCAATTCATTTTGTTTAAACTATCATATTTAATTTTCTCTAACATCAAATTATCATAATGTTTATTTCTACATTTTAACTCAATTACGCATTTATATGTTGAACTAAAACAATCATAACTTGAAAATTTATCTTCGCTTTTTGTTAAATCGTATATATAATATTTTTTTAAATAATTAAATAATTGTTCTTCATTCATAACAACTCGTTTAATTCATTATTTTCTCGCTTTAATTTTAAATACTCTGTATGATATTGAGCAAGTCTTTTAATTAACTGCTTGTTCTCATCTTCCATAGCACTTAAAGTATCTCTGGTCTCACTCATCCATATTTCGTATTTCTCTAAGGTTTCTATTAAATCTTTTCTGTGTTCGTGTTTATCTCGTAAATCGTGTAGAGAAAGTCGGATACTTCCTATAATCGCATTTAAGGAAGTCTTAGCGTGTATTACATCAAATAAGTTCATCTGTTTTGTTTTATAGTCCGCAATATCCAGAATCGCAATCTTGAAAATCTTCATCAAATAAGTCTAATTGCAATCTGTGATTTTTAATTTTTTCGTAAGTTATTCCGCTTTTAAAAGTACAGTTGTTTTTTTGTTCTTGCTCAATAAACCAATCAAATTGTTTACTTGCTTTCTCACTCATATATTTTAACATCAATTCGTTTCTATGAAAACAACCTACGCAATTGTTTCGGTAAGCAAATCTTACGGGTTTATCTTCCCAATACTTTTCTATTTTATCTTTAAAAATAGCATCCTTAATTAAAGGAAATTCTACTTTTCTATATGGAAGTTCTTTCCATTTATTCCTTCCGTTTTTTTCTCCTACCTTAAACTTAAAACTTTCTATTCCATCTACCGCTCTTTCAATCATAGTTTTTGCTCGGCTCATTTCATTTGCTCTAAATCCAATTCTCATTTCTAAAGGAAGTTCAATATTTTCATAGCACCATTGAGCGATAGGTTTCACTTTCATATCTACCGTACAGTATCTTGTCATTTGATTAGGTAAATAATTTTTACCATTTGCCATCTTATAACCTGCTATTACCTCATCGAAAGTATTATCACTTAACCATACTATTTCTTTGCCTATAAATTGTTCTAAATCAAGTATTGTATAGATAATAGTATCTTCTTCTAAAGTTCCTATAAAATCGTGTCCTATTTTGTCGCTTACAATTTGTCTAATTTTCGCGTCAGGGAATAAACATTTTTTATCGTTCGTTCTTACTAAAGCAAATATATTAAAATCAGCTGGGTAATTAACTGCTATGTAACTCGATGTTTTACCACCACTTAAACTATTAACTGTCTTCATATTCCTAAAGCATTAATTCCTTCGCAGGTAAATTTAGTCCCGTATTCTAATCTAAACAATACAGGTTTATTCGCAAATGTAGGCATTCCACCTGTTTCTGTTTCTTTAACTTTCTTAACGTGTATCTCTGTAAACATCCAATGTGATTCGTGTGCTGGGTATCTGTGTATTACTAAGAAGTCATCTGCTCTATTTCCCCATTTACCTCCACCTTCTGCATCTGCCATACTTGGAGGGATAGGTAAGCCATTATATTCTCCGTCTTTATGTGTCTTTCTTAAAGCATCTGTAGCAGCGTGAATACATAAATAGATAGTTGTGTTCGTCTTTTTAGCAAATAACCTTAACCTTGTAGCCATCTCGTAATCGTAATCGTGTGCATTGCTTCCTTTAGGTCTTAAAAAAGAGTTGTGAGGGTCAATCATTAAGGCATCGTAATTACCTAATTCCTGTACTTGCTTCATAAACTCATCAATAGTCCACGCTCTCTGAGCATCTATAAAATCAAAGTGAGATTCAATAAAGTTTTTATGGTTGTCTAATTCAGATTCAAACATATCCTTAATCTTTTTACCAGCACACAACTCTATCAAATTACGCTTGATTCCAAACACGGAGTTCTCAGAAGAGTAAATTAGGTGTTTAAGGTTGTATTTAACTG